GCAATGACATAATGGAATGGCGTCTTGCAGAAGAGTGGAGAAGAACACAACGGAAAAAGACTAAGTTATTGATTGAAAATCATTAACTGATGGGCGGCATCTGACAAAAAAAGACCGAATACGATTATAACCTTTATCTATCAGTGACTTAATCGCCATTGTGGCGATAAGCTGGCTCATGAATGTTCCATGAGCCAATTGGTGATACTAGCGACATCATCACATGACGTTTCTTATTGTTTTTCTTTATTCAACGTTTTGTCTTTGTCTCGTTCAAAAGCCGAGCTAACATTTTTGAGCATTCCGCTCATAACTTCAGACTGGAGATTTTTTAAAAAGTCCGATTCTCTTTTAAGATGTTTTCTATCTAACGAGTCTAATGGTGACTTTATTAGCTCATTTTGGACTGCTCTTATGAATTCAGTAGTGTTCTGAACTCCAGTTTTTTCTATTTCAGCTTTAAAAGATAATAATGAAAGTGAAAGAACTTTTTTATAGCCGTAATCTTCAATTATGTTTTTTCTTTTAACATATTGTGTGGCACAAAACCATGCTCCAACTAAAAACAATGGAGACACAACCAAACGTGATATAATAAATGCTGTTTCATCAATACCCGGCAAAATATCTTTTGATGGGCCAGTATTTATTAACCCAGGAAATACAGTAATTACGCAAATTAGGATTGCGCCGGAAAGAAAAGCAAACCCCATCAACGGCCAAATCCAAAGAAATTGTTTCGAGTGTTCATATTGCTCTTTAAAAAATTGTCCTAACGCAGCGGTGCTAGCTTTACCTAATACACTTTCAGCTTGAGTGAGTATAGTGTCAAGCTTCTGTTGCTTTTCAGATAATGTTTGGTCCAATGAAATAAACTTGTTACTTAAAACATTATAAGACGCATCTAACTTGACTATTTCAGCTTTGAAATTATCGCTAGCATTATTATAGGAGCTTATTTTTTTAGTAAAGTCCTCAACCTTCTCATAAGCAACATCTACAACTGAAATCTTTTCTTTATAAGCATCGTTGTTGATATTGAGCCTCGATATCAATTTCCTCTGTCTTTCCTCAAGCTCTTCAAGCTTATTTGTTAGAAGAGTTGCCTTATCGATATCACCTTTTAGCTTTTCATAGGTTGCTGAAACCTCGTAATAAATCTCTTTGATTCGAATGTTTATCGCTTCAATTTCCTTATCTTCTCCACGTTTTTCGATTTTATTATTAAGTATTTTAACAGCATATATTAACTCATTTTCCAGAGTTTCAAACGCTTGAGCCAATTCTTGAATTGCATAAATACTATTAGTTGTTTTTGTATTATTGAACCTCCGTAACGTTCTCATGAACGAATTCAGTGTGAAACTTAACCTATCGAGCGAGTTCTTTCCATCAACAAAAATTAAATCATGTTTCCTCTCCAAAAAAGACAATAAATCATAAATTTCACTTGCAAAGCCTTTGATGCTCTCAAATAAATTTTTAGATTCAATATCATCATAAGAAATAGAATTAAAATGATTGAAAACCTCATTAACTTCTTCACGAACATCCGATAACCTTATAATTCCTCTTTCCATCTCAACCTCTTATTATAATCATACTATATTGTTTTAGAATCATAAGCTTATAACTTTCAGTTTTTATGCCATTCTTGGAAATTTGTGGGAAATTTATGGTTGAATCCGTCGACATGGCAACTAAGCTTGTGGTAATCGTGGTTAGTTTTTATCTCAAAATGATAACGAGATCTATCGATATATCCTGTCACTGAGACATATAATGTTGCCACTGTCTTCACATGCAACAAATGATATGCATCTCGCAAGTAGGACACCTCGTATTCCTTCTCATTCAAAGCAGGACTCCAGTCATAATCAACTTCTATTTCTTTCAAAAAACCAAGTTTGCGAAGCAAGAAATTGGGATGAGGAATACTCTTAGTCACTGTCAATGACTTAATGATAGCTGCAGTCGAACTCGGGTTGTAGAATGCCAGTTTTATAACAAAATTATCATCAAATTGTTTACACTCAATAAAATTAAGATTAGTTGCACTCAACCTTAAATTATTAGAGTTCAATAAATAACTTTTACGCTGCAACTTACTATTTTTAAGGTGAATTACAATCATAAATAAAGATATTGATGTATTTATAATCAATAGCACATCTTTGACATCATCCATGGACACATTATCACCTTATTTTTATAAACTTAATTTCACCACGCTCACTAAAAACGTTATTTTGAAATCGCTAATTTATAAATTATTAGTCATAGTTAACACCACTTTTCCTGCAATTTTCACCTCATCAGCGCCACAAGTGAAGTTAGTTCCTTTACTCATCACACTAATCTTACGTCCTGGCAAAAGGGTAATATCATAGACGTCGTATTTATTATCGATACTGAGCAACCAACGACCATTACTGATTTCGAAGATAGTCGTGTCAACGATCCATGCCCCTGTGTTACTTGAAATAAAAACCGGCTCGTTAAGAACGTATGGGATAAAGCTTAAATCGACCGCCCAGCTTCCAGCATCATGTAGCCCGCCTGTAATTAGGTTCTTACGTGGGACCGACATGGCTGTGCTTTCTTTTGCGCTTTTGCCTTCATGCGAACCCTTCCCCGTAGCCAGCCACAACAGAGACACGCCGGTATCAATCGCACACGTCACAACTACATCGCCGGGAAAGTAGTTTCGCCGCACCCACGTACTGACCGTGCCGGATGAAATTCCCAACAGTTCACAAAGTTGTTTTTGCCGAGTGAAACCATAGGCGTCCATGATGCGACGCAAAACTGGTTTGCCTCCGTTTGAAGTGATTTCGGTGTATAGGGCTTCACCACTAAAGGAATTCGGCAAAGCATTTATATTTGCATTTGCAAGATTTCCCGTTGTCAGCCAATGGAGATCACTACCCGTATCTAATGCGCATTTCACGAAAGCGCTTCCAGGTACGCTGTCACGCTGCACCCAGTTACTTACATTCGCAGCAGGCACACCAAGGCATTCAGCCAAAGCCTTTTGAGTCGCTACGCCATATGCACACGACAGACGCTCAACGATTTCTAATGCCGTCCCTTTGCTAAAATCCATACACCACCAAATAAATAAACATTTGTTGTTTATTAAACGTCATTTGTTGATCTAGGATGTAGCACACCACATGAAACACCGTAGAACAAAACAATTCAAAGGGGATACTGCGTTATGCATACTGAAAATGCAAACAGCCAGAACGCATTTGACTTAGTCCAATCTCAAGATTTTATTGCCAATGTCGCAGCGATTTTGATGCCAGCCATCAGCGAAGCGGTAAACGACGCCGTAAACAAAGCCGTCACGCTCGCTACATCCCCAACAATGTCCAAACAGGACTTTGCTGCAGCCAACCGCATTAGCCTGTCAGTGCTGGAGAAATGGATTGCTAACGGGGTTGTGCTGCTCGCCCCTACCCCATCTTTCACCTATACGCAGAACCGCACTAATCGTAAGACCGGCGAAGTGGTAGAGACCACCATGACGAAACATGGCAATCCGCTTATCAATGTTGCTGCATGGCGTGAAAAGAACCGCCAGCAGGCAATCAAATGTCGCTACATTAAACCCTAACTTGATTTTGCAAGTTAAGAAGGATCTGAGCATGTTTGATTTCAAGGTTTCTAACCATACCCACTACGACGATGCCTGTCGCAAATTCGCGTTAGGTCACAATATGGAAGACATTGCGAAGCAGTGCGGCATTCGTGCACAAACACTGCGTAATAAGCTGAATCCAGACCAACCACATTAGCTTACCGTCTTAGCGGTTTTAGTCCTTACCGATGTCACTGAGGATGCAACGTTAGTTGATGGCCTGCTGGCGCAAATCCATTGCCTCCCCTGTGTGCCGGTAAACGAAGTCGCTGATGAAAAATTTCTCCTGTATGTCATGAAAGCTACTGCAGAAGTGGGCCAGTTAGCAGCAGGCGCAACCTCTACAGAACCTATGACAGCCAACTCTAAACGTGGGCTGCTGCAAAATGTTAATAGCGGTATTCGCTGCTTAACGCTGGCCGCAATGGCGGTACAGGCGCGTATTCAGGCTAACCCGGCCTTGTCCTCAACTGTCGATGCTATCAGCGGCATCGGTGCATCATTTGGTATGAGTTGAGGGGTAATCATGATCTCATTGGCAGCAAGGCTTAAACGCCAAAGCCCATCTATGTCTTACGGACACGGTTGGATCATGGGAGAAAACGGTAAGCGCTGGAACCCTGCAACCCCGTCGTCTTCAGAAGTAAAAGCACAGGTATTACCTAAGAGAGGCAAATCATGGCTATCGAAGGCTATTCCATGCTGGTCGAACTGACAGCCGGTCAACGCGTTTCCGCGCTGAATCATGTTGCTCTGCTTCGGGCTCAACTGATGGGCGGTAATTGCGAAAAAGATATAACCCGTTTTATTGCTGAAATGCGCGATGTGACTGACAGCAGTTATCAGGATAACAAACGAGCATTAAGCGCTATCTTTTTCCTGGCGAATATCGGCAAAGACCGGCACTCAGCCGATTTTAATGAACTCACTAATGAAGAAAGAAACGCACTGATTCGCGCAATGAACCATCTGAAAGCCGTTGTAAGTTTGTTTCCCAAACGAATGACTCTTTTAAGCTAAATAACCCAAAGCAATTAATTGGCGTAAACCCGCCGGGATTCGCTTTGCCTGAAAAAAGGAAAATCTCATGCTGAATAAATCATCTGGCACCAGTAAACCTGCTTCATATATTGAACTCGATATGATGCTTAATGATGCACGTAAGGAAGAGCGTCTTGCTCGTGCAGAACTTATGGCCTCACGCCTCAATGTATTGGCATGGAAAATCCGTAGTGATGGAATGACACACATCGAAGCAGCCGAGCTGCTTAATCAGG